TGATGGCCTTGTCGTCCATGACGATTTTGTTGCTGTTGTCCTTGTCGGTGATGGTGATCTTCTTGTCCTTCGCGTCCATCACGATGGTCGATTCGTTCTTGTTGCTGAGCGTGATGGTCCCTTCTTTGTCGAAGACCAGAGACGCTTTTTTGCCAGTGCGTTCAGCAGACTTCGGGTCGTCCGGCTGGCTGCCCGGCTTGTGCCAGTGCAGCTCGACAGATTCCTTGTCCGCCTCTTCGTTGAAGATGAGCATGTGGCCCATGCGGGTGACGAACCCTCGCCGCTTGGGCTTCTTGCTCGCGTAACCCAACTCCTTCGGCAACTCCTTCTTCCCGTGCCAACCGCCGAAATACATCTCAGGCTTACCGGGGTCGCCACGAGCAAACGACACCCAAACGTGGTCTCCCTTTTCAGGGGGCCAGAACATCCCGCGATCTGCACCAGCAGCGGGGAAAGCCGGGTAGACCCACTCGTTGACTGTCGTCGTATGCCCGGCAGCCAAGCATTGGATCTGAATTCCGCCCTGCTCATCCGGGTCGTCCACCCGCATGACTTTCGCATCATACAAACCGTAGAACTTCCGGAAGAACTCCAGACCGAACTCGGTGATGCGGTGAAGGAAAACATCAAACGAAGAGGACACGGAGCCTCCTAAGACCCGAGAGATTCATTTGACCTCCACCGACGACACCGTCTGTGTCCCGCCCTTTGGACCCAACTTCGACTCGGGGTTCTTCTCGTTGATCTTCTCCTTGTTCGGCTGCTTGGGAGTTATCTCCTCCTTCTCCTTCGCCGAAAAGCGCGCCGAATTGGTGACTCCTCTGAACTTGGTCGAGAACCCGCCTGAGCCGATAGAGTGCTCCAGACTCATCACCACGTATTGCCCATCGAGATTGTTGCTCACACCTTGCACTTCGATGAGGTGTCCCGGCAACAAGTCCGGCATCCCGAGCGTCTCCACGTCGATGGTGATGCCCATGCCGTTGGCGGCGTTCTTGTACTCGTTCTCCAAAATAGATTTCGCGCGCGTGTTCGCCGCCTCGATTGGAAGCATCTCGGCTTCCTCAGGCTTCGGCTGTTGATCTTTGTAGCCCTGACCTTTGTTGCCCGAGCGCTTGATGTCCGCCTTCGCGTCGTTCGCAACAAGTTCCACCTTCTTCATCGTCTTGCGATCTGTCCCCAGAGCCCGAAGGGCTTTCGCCGCACCTGCGAGAAACACCGCCATCGTGGGCGTGCTGAAGCTCAGAATGGGATAGACGCCGTCTGAACCGCCTCCAATCGTGCCCGGCAAGTCGAACAACCGAAACTTCCACTTCGGAATCGAGCCGTGTGACGAGTTCCTCGAAACGATTTGAAAGGTTCTCCCAACCTCGAAGCCCCAGCAACCGGCGTCCTTGACGAGCGTCTGAGCGAAGTACCAGTTCGTGAGCCCGCTCTGCGAGATACTGGGCAGCTTGGTGTTCAGGAGCTTCTTGGCGTCTTTGTCATCCAGCTTTGAAATATCGACTTTCAACGTGTCGCCGAAAATGTCCCTCAACACCGTCATCGGATCAGTCTTCGACCACGTCTTGGTGCGAGTCGTCGTGGCGGCTGCGAAGCCTCCGACCCCTTGGGCGTTGAGGGTGATTGACGTATCAATGCCGAGCGAGATGTCCGGCTTCAAAATGATCCCATCAAAGTGCGCAAGCTGGGTTCCGTTAGGTACCCCGGAGCTGTACCCGATCGTCACTTCCAGAATAGCCTTCCCCCACTCGATGATGCTGGAGTCCAACAACCGCCGCGCGTCCTCGAAAGGCGGGTTGAGCTGGGCCGTAATTGTCGGCACCAAGCCAAGATGCTGCTTCACCGACACTTCGGTCAAAAACGAGAGGGCCTTGAGTCCGTTCAAGGCCGAGAAACCCTCGACTTTGGTTCCTTGAAGAGACCACAACGGAAACCGAGCTACGGGATTCTTGGGGTCCGGAGTGATGGCCGCCGAGACAAACGGACCGGAGAAATCGTAAGCGTTGCCCGCCATGTCACACCGTCGCTTTGGCGAACAGGTTGGCGCTCACCCAGCGGGGCGAGGGGATGCGCAAAATCAGGCCGACGTTGAACTCAGTCTGAACCAGCTCCATCCCGTTCGCGACGGCAAGAACCCACCAGTAAATCTGGTCCCCGTAGAACTTGAACGCCAACAGGTCGAGCCTGTCTGCCGAGGTCACTTGATACTGCAAGTCATCGGGCTGCTCCGGAATGCTCGGGTAGTCTGGAAGATCCCAGAACTCGAAGCCGCTGGAAGACAGCAGGGTGGAGAAGCGCAACCGACTCCTTCGGGGGATCTCAGCAGCCATGAGTTATTCCTCCGCCTCGGTCGGGTTGCCGTAGATGTCACGCGACAGACCATTGTTCAGCCCGGCGTCTTTGACCCCCTTCATCTTCTTCGGATTCGGCACGGCGCGACTACTGCCCTTCGGGGCGACGCCCTCCTTCGCGACGAGCGCCTTCTCCAGCGCCATCATTCGAGCGTTGAAGACCTGCTCGTAGCGCGCGTACCACTGCGGCATGTGAACCGCGTTGATGAGGCTGGCGTTCGCATCGCTGGAACTGACAGCGGGCTTGGCGGCAATGGGCGGCGGGAGGGCGTTGTTTCCGCTGGCCGTGCTCATCTTCACCGAGGCGGTTACGCCGCCCAGCTCTGAGGACATCTTGTCGGAAAACTTCTCCGCGTGCTTGGACGCCTTGTCAAAGTCGATCGACATATCCGTGCTGATGGAGTGCCGGAAGAGCTTGTCCACCCACTTGTCAACGGCTCCGAACGTCTCGTCGAACGTCTTGCGAATGCCTCCGAAAATGTCCTCGACGACCGTCTGAATCTCCTTCACGCCATTGGTAACTCCGGTCCAAAGGGCACCGAAATACGGCCCGACCGCGTCCCAGACCGGCTTGATGATGGTCTCCCAAATCAGCACCCAGCCCTTGGCGGCGAGAGAAATCGTCGAGGTGATGAAGTCGAACGCGAACTTCGCCGCCTCCCACATCGATGTGAAGTACGGGAGGATGATGGTGTCAAAGAGCCAGCCCGTCAGCCCTGCGACGAAATTCCAAATCGTGCTGACGACGTTCCCGATGAGGTTGAAGACCGTCGAAATGACCTGAGCCACCACGGTCACCCCGATTTTGATGAAGCCGAACGTGTCCGCGACGATGCCCTTGATGGTCTCGAAGACGTTGGAAATCACCTCTGCTGAGGCGGGGAACCGCTTCATGAGGGCGTTCTTGATGCCGTCGAGGGCTCCCAGCACGAGCCCTTCCAGCATCGACAGGATGCCGTTGATGGCCTTCCCGAGCCCGATCGCGACCTGACCCATGAACCCGTAGAACATCCTCGGGAGCTGGATGATCCAATCGACGATGCCGTCGAAGAACGACTTGCCACCCTTCTCGCCACCACCGCCGAGCAAGTCGATGACGAAATCGACGGCCATGATGATGCCGGTGGTAATCAGCTCAAAGGCGTTCTCGCCGAACCACTTCAACTTGGCGCTGACCCAGTCCACCGCCTCCTGCGTCTTCTCCGGCCAGAGCATGAACCCAGCCGTGAGGGCGGCGACGAACCCAATGAGCAGAACGACACCGCTCGACAAACCGGAGAGCGCGGAAACCACCCACACTGCGACCTGCCCGACCTCGAACAACGTGGTGACGACCGTGAAGAGAATCGGGGCGACAAACGCCACGACCGACCAGATGACCCCGAGCGCCGTGCCGACTCCGCTGAGAATCGCAAGGATGGGACCACCGAAGGTGATGAGCGTTCCAAGCCCGAGGGCTCCGACGAGAAGACCCTCGCCTGTAAGGTCTCCAGAAAGAAGATCCTTCGCGCCCTTCTTCAGGACCTCCCACGCGTACTTCAACGCGTCCCGGAACGCAGTTCCAATCGCCTGACCAATCTGGGTCGAGGAGTCAGCCGACGATCCGGTGATGCTCCCGGTAAGGCCCTCCCAGAAGGAGACCCCGATCTTCTTCATCTCCTTCCACAGGAAGGACATCGTCTTCTTGATTTGCACCCACGCGCGCGCCCACGCCTCTTTCCACGGCGCTTCCTCGCCGACAGCGTCGGAGAACCCGCCTGTCAGCATCTTTGCGAGGCTGTCCAACCCGTCCTGAATCAGCAGAGGCAGCCCATAGAAGAACTCGGCAACCCGGTTCCCCATCTCCTCCAAGGCTTGCTCGGTGCTCTTGCCGCTGAGACGAAGCGCAACAAACCACGCGACCAGCGCACCCACCGCGACACCCACCAGCACGAACGGGTTCAGCAGCATCCCGAGACGGAATCCGAGCGACCCGAGCATTCCGAGCATCGGGGCCATCTCTTTGACTGCCGTTCCGGCGAGCACCGCCATCGGACGAAGCACTTCCGGAATGAACGCCTGCGCACCAATCTGATGTGCCAGCGACATCTGCCGCACGAACATCGGCAACAGGCCCTTCTTCTTCGGGTCAGCGAGCTTCTGAAGACTCTTGCCGAAGTCGTGAAACGCCTTCTCGGACTTCGCGACAAAGTCAGCGGCCTTCGTACGCGTGATGGCCCGGAAGCCCTTCACCAGCTTCTCTTGAGCGAACTCGAAACGCTCGGCGAGATCTCGCGGACCTACAAAGCCCTTCTCGATGCTCTTGAGTCCGCCTGTCGCGGTCTTCGTGAGGTCCATCGAAGCAAGCTGCGCACGCTTCAACGGGTCGGTCAGGCCGACCATGATGGTCTCGGACATCTCCGGCCCAAGGCCGGACTGCGACAATCGGTCACGAACGAACTGGAACACCTTGCCGGTGTCCCCGCCGCTCTTCTCGACCTTGTCCGCCATGCCCGCCATCATCTTGATGAAATCGTTCGGCCCCTTGTTCATCTGGTCGAAGGCGTCATCTGCACTGACTCCGGAGATGATCAACTCCTGCGTGAGCGAGTTGAGGTCTTCTTTGGTCCCGGAGAACATCCCTTGGAAGTCCTTACCGGACTCGGTCAGGGTCTTCGAGAGCTGCATCGCCATCGCCTGCGACTTCTTGCCGTCTCGTGTGATGGCGTAGAACGACTCCGCGACGCCGTACGTCTGCTTCGCAAAGTCCGCCACCTGCTCTGGCTTGAAGCCCATGCTGACCCGAGTACGGAGCATGTCCGTCATCTCGCTCACGCTGCCCAGCGTCTCGGTGACCGTGTTCGCCTTCTTCGCGAACTGCATCATCTGGTCGGTGATGCCGACCATCGCTTCGTCGGACATCCCGGTCTGCTTCTTCTGCTGTGAGAGGGCGTACGCAAAGTCGTTCGCGCTGACACCCGCGACCTCAGAGAACTTCGCGAACTCGGTCGCGTTCTTGATTCCTGCCTTCGCGAGAATCCCACCTGCTTCCTCGTAGCCGTAGACCGCGTCACCAGCAGCCTTGGAGTCGATCTTCAGACCGATGGCGATGTTCTGAGACTGCTCTTTGAACGCCGCCAGCTCTTTGCCGGTCTTCCCGACCTTCGCGCCGTAGGACGAGAGCGCCCGGTTGTTCTCGAAGACCTGCGTTTCGAGCGAGGTGTTGAGGTTCAGTCCGCCGATACCGATTTGCTCGATACCGTGCGCGATGTCGTTCAAGCGCGACAGCGAGATGCTGTCGATGAACGTCTGAAGCCGGTTGATGGAGAGGATCTTGTTGAGGGTCTCGACCGCCTGCCCCATGAGGGACAGGTGCTTGGTCTGGTTGGCGATCTGATCGCCCATGCCCGAGTCGCGCCCGCCGAACGAGAACCCGAGCCCCATACTGTTCAAGCCCACGGTCTACCCTCCTTCATGGCCTGCGAGAGTAGCTCGGCGGGCTCAGGACCGCACGGTCCTTACTTCGACTTTGACTGCGCGGCCCTCTTCTTCTCCAGTTCGACCTTCTTCAGCATCATGCGTTGGCGTCTTGTGGAGGGCATATCGAGAATCATGTCGTACGACGAGCCCTGCCACATTTCCATCAGGTAGAAGATCTGGTCTTCGAGGTCTTCCGCGCCGCTGATGGGAAGAAAAAACCCATCTGTCCGATGTCCAGCTCGCGAGTGTACTCGTGCTGGCACATGGGGCAGGTCACGTCGAGCGTGGTGTCGATTCCGCCGTCCTCCTTACGGAACACCACGTCACGAATGAACTGCCGCTCGGTGAGCGTCAGGCTCTGAAGGTCGTCGATGGTGGGAGGCTTGTCATTGAGCATTTCGATGCGCAGCGACAGCAGCAACGAGACAGAGTCGTCTTTCCCGGCGGCCTTGCCCGACTTCTCTTCGTCTCGGCCGCACAGCACCTTGAACCGAATCGGCATCCCGGTCGGCTTGGAGCGCTCCGGCTCCAGTATCTCACCGTCGGTCGAAGCGGCCCACGCCTTGATGGCCGCGCGCGAAGGCAGGCGAGCATCGAAAACTCGCTGCTTCGGATGAGGCATCTTCACCGTGTCGAGGGTGCTCAGGTCGAGCGACATGAGGCTCTCCTTCGCACACGAGGGACAGGAGTCCTTGTACGGGTAGTCGTCTCCGAGCGAAACGCGCCGAATCGCGAGGATGAGAAACACCCGGTCGCCGACCAGCATGTCCGGCACCGCTGAGGCAATCGCCCCCTTGTCCGTGATGGAGCCCAACCGCCCGATGCACGAGACGAGAAGCTGATTCATCTTCTTGGTGTTCGGAATCTTGCCGTTTGCGAGCATGTCCTCGTCGCGTCCGGTGATTTCGTTCAACAGCACGTCGGTGTGCAACACCCCCGACGAGTCGAGGTACCCGCAGGGCAGCTCGTAGACTCCGATGGTGGACTTCGGCTCGCGGAGCTGAGCCTCGGTCATCATCGAAATGGTGCTGTCGGTCGCCGACTTCTCCGACGGCTTCTCTGTTTCTGTTCCGGCCATTGTCATTCCCTCTCGAACAGCGCTGAAGCTTCGTTTTCGAACATGCCGATGAGCCCCTTCAGGGCGTCGGTCACCGTGGAACCACGCCGGTCCACCAGCTCCTTGAAGCGGCTGTAGATGCCCGACTCGACCCAGACGTTAACCTTCACATCCGTGCCCACGTCTTGGTACTGCGCGAGGTCGTCAAAGCGGTCGGGGTCCGAGACGTACTTCGTCATCAGGAACCGCACGAGCCCGGCCATGCTCTTGAACGAGGTCTTCTCGCTCTCATCGTGGAGCCGATCGTAGAGCTTCTTCGAGACCCAGAAGTTCACCGGTCGCTTCATCTGACCCGGCTCGACGTACCGGCTCGCACTGTCCATCGCCAGCTCGCAAGTCCGGCAGAGCACGATGCCGTTCGAAGGCGTGAGTTTTCCGCCCGCCACATCAGGAACAACCATACGCGCGCGCAAGCGGTCTTCGCTGCCACAGTTCGCGCACTTCCCACGAGCCTCCGCCAGCACCACGCTTTCCCATGCGCGTTGGGTGTCTCCCCTGACGACCTCCAACTCGCTCTTCGGAGCTTCCGCCTCCTCCGCTCGTCCTTTGGTCATCGTCAAGCTCCCGTCCGTGTGTCGAGGCTTCGACGCCTCTTCGTTGGCGCTGTTGGTGTCCATGTCCGAGTTTGTACCTCAGCAGGGCAGTAGGGTCTACTGTCGAGTTGATGTACTAGAATGCAGAACGCCCGCCAAGCGTCTGGCGAGCGTTGGACGACCGGAGGGGAGGGTGGGCACCGATTCGAGCCTTGGAGGGCTCGGGAGGGGCCTTCCGAGGGCTACTTCAACTGGGCCAGCGCCCACGCGTAGTCGCGGTCGTAGGCTGCGTCGGCGGACTCGTGACGGGTGCGATGCTTGTCCGGAACGGCGGTGTACCCCGGCGCAAGGCTGGGGAAGACCGCGCGCATCGGACGACCGAGCGGAACCGGGTAGGCCCCGACGTTGGCGGAGGTGGTTCCGCCTGCGCCGCCGGAGGTGGTCTGTTCCTCGCGACGGGTCAGAAGAGCGGCGACATCCAGCGTTTCCCAGTGGCTCATGGCGGCAGTGTACCTCAGGAGGCGAGAGAGATCTCTTCGAGGCGCTCCACAGCAACATCCAGCTCCATCATCGAGATTTGACCGGAAGAAGCATCGTGGTCGGAGGCCGTCTTGTACCTCGTGGGAATGCAGCCTTCGAGCAGCCACGCACGCGCAGGGAGCTTGGCATACGTCTCGAACGGCCCGATGGCTGTGGAAGCGAGACCGGCCGCCGCGACGACGGCTGCTGTTCCGGCGGCGCTGTTCTGCCGACCCCCAGTCCCCGACAAGAGCCCCACGTTGCCTGCGACGGCGAGGGCCATGCCGACCAAGTCCCGGCTACCGTCGGCTGCGGGCTTCGCAAAGGGCTGTTGCTTGAAGTATTGAACCAGCACCAAGTCACGTCGGGGCGTCGGACCTCCCAAGCTTCCAATCCCCAAAGCGCTGGACAGACCGATTGCCGATGAGGCCGTCGAGCCTCGAAGCGTTGCGTAGGTCCAACGCCAAAAGTCGGCGTCGTAGAACTTCGCCCCACGCGTCATCGAGAGGACCCCGACCTCACCCCGCTTCACGACCTTTTTGCCGAACAGGTTGTTCCCTTCGTTGATGTCGTAAGTCTCCAGCGTCATCTCGGGAGCGGAGATGGAATGGAAACCGAAGAGGGGAACGAACACGGGAATCGACAAGGGCTCAATGGGAGCCACGTCCATCAGCCAGAACGCGGAGTCCTGTAGAAAGTCGCTGAGGATGTTTCGAGCCAAAGTTCACCTCTGAAAGACGAAGAGCGCCGTCGTACCTACTGTACGACAGCGCCCGCGTCACGTCCCGAGAGAAGCTCTGGACTACGGAGCCAGCTCTTCGACTTCGAACGACTCGTAGGCGAAGTCGATCTCCATGATGGAGATCTCGCTCGCGGTCGCGTCGAGGTCGCCCGCAACCTTGTGCCGCGTCGGGAAGGCTTCCTTGACGTGGTAGATGCGCGCCGCCGTGTCGAGGTTGATGCCTGCGAGGTTCACGGTGCCCTGCGCCGGGTACTCACGGGTCAGCGCCTTGTCGCGGTGGTAGTGCGAGATGCCGAGGTCCGCGCGGTACTCGCCGCTGCCCTCGATGACCACCCGCAACCACTTCCAGAAGGAAGAGTCCGAGCGGGTCACTCCGCGCTGCATCGTGATGTCGGAAACGGTCGGGTTGCCGGGCTGCTTGCGGGTGTAGATGTAGCCACCCTCCCGGTACTCGACCGCCTCCACCGTCGCCTCGGGCGTGGTGACGCTGGAAAAGCCCGCCTGCGCCTTCCCCGACTGAACCGTGGAGTTCAGGTTGAGGTCCGCCGCCCCGCCAGCCGCGATGGTCGCGTTGACGTGGAAGCGCATCGAGTGGAGAAAGTCTGTCTGTTGCGGACGAGCCATGTGTGTCTCCTTGCGAGTTCAGACCCGAACTGCGGTTACGACTCGCGGCGAGCAGTGACGACGAGTTCGCCGACGACACCCGTGTGAGCGCTCGGCAGGAGGAACAGACCGATGAGCGCTCCCGGAGTGAGCACCTGCGAGGCGTTGCCGGTGAGGGGCATGGCGATCTTGCCTGCGACCGAGGTCAGCGCCGAAGCCGTGACGGCCGTGCCAGCGCCCGCCGCCTGCGGCCACATCTGGAGCGACGAGCCCGGCACCACGCCCGAGATGAGCAGGTAGGCATCGACGATGCGCATCTTGTACGGCAGCGCGTTGGCCGCGAAGACCGGGATGTCTGTGGCCGAGACCGTGGTGAACGCCTTCCGGAACTCGACTTCGACGGCGGCGACAGCGGTGGCAGCGACCGGAGCCACGTCCGCAGCCTCGATGGCACCGACAGACGCGAGCCCGGAAGCCAGCTCGTCAGCCGAGAGCGTGACCGCGACGGTCACCTGCGAGGCGGCGGCAGCCTGTTGCAGCCCCGCCATCGAGGAAATCTGAGAAGTGGAACGCTCCGTGGTCACCGACCCACCGACCGGAATGGTCGTGTAGAGGTCGTTGATGTTCACGGGAACGGTGTCGATGTTGGTGACGACGATGGTAGCCATTTTGTTTGCTCCTCAGAAGGGTGGAAGTGTAGCGCCGAAACGGAGTGCTGCCTACTGCGAGGTCTTCTGCTGGAAGCGGAAGCGGACGAACTCGGCAGGCTTGTTCGGCGCGATGCCGATGTCGATGATGACCTGTCCGTTGTTGACGCTCTCGGGCGGGTTGTTGCTGTCGTCAACGATGACGAAGAACGCCTGAGCGGGTGAATTGCCTGCGAAGTAGTTCTCGTTGAAGAGCGCCTTGAGGAACCCTTCGATCTGGGCCTTGATGCGCGTCCAGAGACCGGGGCCGTTGTTCTCGAAGACGATCCAGTGGGTCGCTTCGAAGATGCTCTTCTCCAAGAACATGAAGAGGCGACGGGCGTTGATGTAGCGCCACTCGCTGGTCGGCGAGATGGTCCGCACACCCCAGACGGCGAGGCCGGTCTGAACTCCGGTGACGAGCGGGTTGATCTTGTTCGGGTACACGAGGTCGCGCTCACCTTGCGTGGACTCGTACTCCAGCCCGAGCAGGAAGCGCAGCGCGCCGTCCACCGTACCACCGGGGCTCTTGCCGACGTTCCGGTTGTTGTCCGTGCGCGCGTACACGCCCGCGATGTGGCCCATCGGAGGCATGAGCTTGGGACGGTTGTTGGAGAGCGGGTCCGAGACCTTGATCCACGGCCAGTAGAGCGCAGCCCACATCGACATGCGGCCGAAGTCGTGGCGGAACCAGTCCACGGCCTCCTGCGGGTCGCTGCCCATCGGCACGGTGAGGATGATGAAGCGGTCGCCACCTGCGGGCTGGCCCGAACGCTCTTCCGCGTAGTCGATGAGCTGCCCAGTCACGGTCACGTTGCCGGGGAAGTCCGGAATGACGACCTGCATGAGCTGGTCAACCTTGTTCAGCGCGTAGAGACCCTTGCTCGGAGTCTTCAGCGAGATGGCGGTGAACTGGTTGATGCCGTAGTTCACGTCGTCGAACGTGCCGTCGGCACCGACCGTGTAGCTCTTGGCGGTGTCGCCGAAGCTTTCGGTGTGGGTCGTCTCTTCGGTGGCTGACCGGTAGGTCACACGCACCAGCGTGCCGCCCTTGACGAGGTAGCCGAGCTTCACGTTGATGATGCCGGATGTGTAGACGATGGAGTTCGGGTTGGCCGGATCGGCGTCGATGTCGCCCGTCATCTTCCCGGTGCCGTTGTCTTTGACGGTACGGACCACGCCGGTCGAGTCCGTGAACGTCAAAACCACGGAGCGAGGGGCGACGGGATTGTCGGAGAGAGTGGCGTTGGTGAGGGTCTGATTGGTGACCAGCTCGTTGCCGCCCGCGATGACCTTCCAGCGCTCGACACCAGTCAACTGGCCGGGTGCTTCGTCGGCTCCGGGCTCCGTCACAGTGATGAGATCGGAAAGCTCGTTCACCACGTCGGCGAAAAACTGCGCCGAAGTGGGGTTCGCGAAGTCGAGTTCCTCGTACGACTCAGCCACGTCGTAGCTGAGCGTCGCGGTGTTCAGCAGCAGAACGTTGAGGTTGAACCGCGAGTAGGTGGCGGTCAACGCGTTGAAGAAGTCCACGTTGCCCGAGACCTGCACCTTCATGTCGTTGCCCCAGCTCCCCTTGGAGATGGGGTTGAGGTCCCAAGCGTTGATCTTGTACGTCGCCAGCACAGGCGACTCGAAGTGCGGCTTGAACCCGGCAATCGTGGTGAAGCTGTACGAGCCATCGGTGAGGCTGATAGCGCCCGGAGCGGTGAGGTACGGACCCGCACCGACGGGGAAAGCTCCCAACCCGTTGTCAGTGATGGTGACGGTCGCGGTTGCCGGGGTGAACGACACCTTCGGCCCCAAGAGCGCGCCGACATCCAACGCCTGCGGAATGTTGGTGCCGGTGTTCTTGATGGAGAAGAATCCAGTCTGGTGGTCGAACGTCGCGGTCGTGGTGTTCGGAAGGGTTCCCACCGTCACGGTCTCGATGCGAGTCGCACCGGGGAAGGCGACAAGAATCGGGGAGGCCGGAACACCTGCGGCGACCGTCTGTTCGATGGTGACGGTTCCACGGACGACCGAGTCCAGCCCACCGTCGAACGCAGGCAACGAGGCGGTCGCGATACGACCCTCGTAGTCCGCCTGCAAGGCGATGAACAGGTTGTTCGTGGTGCCGTTGCGAAGCTTGGCGAGCTGCGAAACGACCGGCGTCCCGAGTGCGCGCCAGCGGAACGAGACCGTGGTGGGCACCAGCGGAGACGCGCCCGCGTTGTCCTTCAGCAGGGAGGTCGCGAGGGTCTTCGAGAAGGTGACGAGGATTCCGTCTCCTGTCTCGATGGTCTGGTCCGTCGTCTTCGACTGAATCTTGCAGTCGGCTGAGACCGCATCCGCCGGAGTCACGCGAACCACGTAGCCGCGCTTGCCGCCGTTCGCGAAGAACGCAGCGATGGACATCGGAAGAAAACTCTCCTTCACGAGGTCCCCGAACTTCCGGGTGAACTGCTCGAAGGACGTGACGAGGGTCGCCTTGTCGGCAGGGCCTCGCTTCGTGTACCCGATGATGCCCAAGTTCGACGTGGACACCCCTTCCACCACTTGGGCAGAGGAGGGAATTTCCTCGACGAATACACCGGGCGACAGAATCTCAGCCATGATCTAGTTCCTTCCAGTCAAACGACCGGGGCTTGCGAATGACGTGTGGACTCCGTTACCGATTCTTGCCGCCATACCCCTTGGACGGTGCCGATGCTGCCGGGACCGGAGGAGCTTCACTCTTCTCTGAAGCAACCGCTGCGGCTGTCGCGACGGCGGCAGTCGAAGCCGCAACCACTGCGGCTGGCTCGGGCGTGATGGCGACCTTCGCCCGAACGAGGAAGCCCTTCTCGACGAGCTTCATGATGCTCGACGAACCTTCGTTCGCCGGGGTCACGTAGAACCACTTCTTCGGAACCACCGACGCGGCAGATCCATCGTTGAGAGTCACCGACAGAGGTCCGCGCGTAGTGTTGTAGTAGTCGCCCATGTTCAAAGCCTCTGCATCTTCACGGAACGTCCCGTGGCGGTCGAGTGGATCTCCGGGTCTGCGAGGTCGCATTCTGCCTCAACCCGAAGTGTTACGGCAAACGCAATCGTGCGGTCTGAAATATCCGCCACGTCGTCGAGCATACCAAGCGAGTCCATGTACGCCGAGTACGTCCGTTGATCTCCGAGACTGTCCTTCACGTAGACCGCACAGTAGGGCGGGTAGATGCGAAAAACGTAGTCGAGCATCGCGCCAGCGCCCGCTCTGCTTCCCGGTGCTCCGCGTGCTGTGGTCATCAGACTGATGGTGTAGCTGATGTCGAGAGGAATGGCTTGCGCCATCGTCTCCATTCCGGTGAAGCCCTTCTGACCGCCGATCGTTACCTCACGCGCGCCGTAAGCTGGAGCGTTGTACTGCATCGCTCCGGGATGCCAACGCTGCATGGCGGGAGCGATGTCATCACGGCTGACGACGATGCACGGCAGCTTCCACCGTTCGTAAGCGTCCTCCGGGTAGGCGAACGTGACGGGGATGCCGGGCTGACCGGGAGCTGGAGCCACTCCGGGAATCTGAACGAAGTAGTTGGACTCGATGACCGTGGCGCGCATGGTCTCCACAACTCCGCGATCAAAATCGCGAAGAGTGACGATACCTGTTCTTTCTCCACCCGCTCGCTTCGCGCGAAGGGCAGCGTCACCCGTAGCCGTCATCGTTCTCCAGAGTTACTCCGATTCGTCCTCATCTTCATCCGCCGACTCCGACGACTCCTCTGCCGACTTCATCACGGCGGCCGAAAGACCGGCAGTCTTTGCGGCCCCAACCCACGCACTGAGAGCCTCATCATCGGCTTCTTCCGGAATCGGGGGAAGCGTACCAGCTTCGATCATCTCGTCAGCCACAGAGAAAACGAACGCCAGCGCCTCCTCTTCGTCGGTCTCGTACTGCTCGATGAGCGGTTCGAGAATGCCCGACAGGTACAGGTCGAAAACGTCCATCACGTCGTCGCCGCCCTCGTCGTCCTCGCCGTCCTCAGAGAGGAGCCGAGTCATCTGTTCCAGTAGACCGTTCATCTGAGCGTTCATGCGATCTCCTCCAGAAAAACCTTATAGCCGAGATGCGACCCGGTGCTGAAACTTCGCGAATCTTTTCAGGTCAGAGGGAGAAAGTCTCCCAGCCAGCGTGGGAGGCCACTTCTTCCACGAAGACCCCTTCGCGGTCAGTAGCCCAGAAAAGCGCTTGTCCTGCTGAAGCCGCCGCATCACGCTCTGAATCGCGATCCGAATCGAAGGTCGCCAGTGCGGAACTCGCTTGGTGCCTCCGTACCCAAACTCCAACCGAAGCCCGGCGAAACCAACGTCGCTGACAACCTTCGTGTCCACCTTCGTCAGGCTACCTGCTCGGGCATCGACACGAACCCCAGCCTGCTCCAACTCCCGCCGCCAGACAGGCTGATCTTTCTTGCGCTGTTCCTCGATGCTCTTTATCTCGCGTGGAGACGCGCGCCGAGTCACCGTCACCGCTTCGTTTCGCTTCGGAGAATACGGAAGCGTGGATAGGGTCCACGGACTGAACTTTGCCAGCGTCTCGATCGCCTTCGAAATGGGACGGAGCCGAGAACGACGAGGCCGAATGTAGAGCGCCTCTTTCTTCCCGTCGATTTCGACATCTTTCCCCACTGTGGGACGAACGTACACCGCGTAGGTCGCGAGACGTGGCGACCCGACGGTCGCTGTGCGAAACGCACGACGATAGGAGTTCCACGCGACTGCGGTGGGAATAAGCCCCATGAGGTTGCGGTAGGTCGCTTCCGTGGCGAGGTAGGGGGCCATCCGTACCAAGGCGCGCCCGCGCACGCCCCACTCATCAACGATCTGAAGATTCTCAACAGCGAGCTTGTCGTACGTCACCCACAGCGGCGAACCCTGCTTCGGCTGCGCAAGCCTGCGACCCTGCTTTCCGACATTGGTCGCGCGCTTCATTGCTTCGCTTTCGAATCGTAGTAGCGCTCCACCTCAGCAATCGCCTGACTCAGCGTTCGCTGCACTTTCGGACGAAGCTGCTCGGAAGTGAACAACGCTCCGGAAGCGCTCCGGAGGAACAGCTCTGGAGCGACCACCTCAACAGGGTGCAAGTCAGAAAGCAGCTTGGCGTGCGCGAGACAAACTCCGATGACGCGCGCGCGCCCGCGCACGGTGATTCCGTACCTCGACTGCCCGGCACACACAAAGCACTGCTTGTCGAACTCCGTGATGGGGCCGCTGTACTCGTGAAAGTCATCGCCCGCGAGAGGAGAACCGCACTTCGCCTTGGCCGTACAACGAGGTTCAGGAAGACCTCTGTCCCGACCCTCCCAGTAGCGCGAACAGGTAGCGCAAACGGCCGAAAGGCCGCTACGAACCGCCGCTTCTGCGAGGTCAGGACTCAGCGGCATCGCTCAGAGCGACATCTTCGCGGCCTTCACGGCGCGCGTCGCCCTCGAACCGCTGAACTGCTTCATCGCGGTCATGAACATCGCCTTCTTGGTGGTCGCCACCATCTTCAGCATCTTCAGGTACGACTCCACGTCGTCGTCGTTGCTGGAGTCCAGTCCGATCGCCTGCATTCCGAGCAGAAGCTGCTGGATGAGGGGCTTGAGGTTCGCGAGAGGGAGGTCCCCATCCGAAGCCTCGTCAGCAGCCTCTTGCCGCGCATCGGGTCCAGTCACCAGCGCTTCCATTCGCTTCCGCAGCTCGCTCATTTGGGTTCTCCGGTTAAGTGTTGGTGATGCGGCGTTCAGGCGTGAACTCTGTACGACGTTTGATCGAAAGTTTGAAGCCCACAAAGGTCGGGGAATCGAAGAGGTGGCCGTCGTCGTCCACATCGATGATGTCGAAAAAGTACCCCGTGTTCGGTTGCCCAGAAGGGACGTTGTCCACAGCCCACTCATTGAAGAAGGGCGTGTTCCAGATCCTCAGCACGTCGGATTCGTTCGGCTGGGGCGCGCGAATGTCCTCGATGGACTTGCGGGCGATCCAGACCTCCGCTCCGAAACTTGTCCGACCACCTTCCTGTCGAGCCTCGGGAACGCTGTCAGGCCACGAAACGTAGCCCTTCACCCGGAACGGCCCCACGTACACGCGCCCGATGGGCTCGTCGTACAGAGGATCTCGCGTGCCCTTGCTCACTTCGTGCGTCCAGAAGTCGATGTCCGTGCCGAGAATGTTGACGTGCTCCTGCGCGATGGAGTCGAAGAGGTCGTGCTCGCACTCCGGCATCTGGAGCGTGGGAAACTCGTAGGGACCAACCTTCCGCAACGTCGGGTACGGGAGGAGGACGACGGGCTTTCTGGAACTCGAACTGGCCATCGCTCACCTCCATAGGACCACACGGTCCCCGAACTACCCGACGAGGAACCCCATCGGCATCGCGCTGTCGGCAATCTCCTCGGTGAGCTTCTCGATTTCAGCGCTGGCTTCCTCCAGCAACGCAGCTCCGTCCATCGTCACCGTGCCCTGCGCTGTCGGGTAGGAGTCGAACTTGGAGCGGATGCGCCCGAGGTCTTTCTTCGCCAGCGCAAGTGCGTAGCGCTTGAGGATCTCATGGTCGCGCTCCGTCATGTCGTTCACGACCACCGTGTGGCTCGTGTACTCGACGATGACGACCGCGCTGCGATTCGGCTGCGGATAGATGAGAAGGTCGTGACCTTCCTGCCGCCAATCCTGCTCTGCGCTCAGCACCTTCTTTGCGGTCTCGATGTACTGGAGCGTCTGCACGTAGCTCGAATACATGCCGCCAGAGTGCCCCGCGACGTTGAATACGGAGTACGGAATTTGACCGTTCTCTCCGGGCACCCAGTACGGCAACGCAAGGAACGCGAGGTCTGTGGGGTTGTACGAGAACGCCACGTCCACGACCACATCGCAATCGAGCGGCAGAGGATACGAACCCTTTCCTGCGATGGTGTTCATCGTGAAGAACCGACGCCACCCCTTCTTCGCGGCGAACCAACGCTTCGCGTCCTCGATGTTGTCGTGCAGGTGGTCAGCCGTCAGCTCCACTTTGAGCAAGGGAGCCCCGAGCCGCCGAAGCAGCCACTGCTGAAGCTCGGCTTCGTCTTTGAGGACGAACGACTGATACGACATCAGGGCGCTCCTTCAGCTCGATCTTACGTCACTTCTTGCCGGGCGGCTTCTTCCCCGTGGTGGGCTTCGGGGCGGGCGCAGAGGGCTTCGGGGCGGGCGCAGGCTTCGAGATTTCAGTCTCCACGGAGGCCGAAACATCGACAGGAGCGACAACTTCTGCCGCCGCGACAGGAACCAAAGGAGCTGAAGCGGTTTCCTCGTGGGCCTGAACAGCAGCGACCACCTCAGCATCGGTCGTCACGGGCGCACTCGCCGGAGCGAGCACAGGCATGGGCGCGGTCTCCGCAGGAAGCTCAACAAGCAACGAGGGACAGAACCTCGCGTACTTGTCGCCTGCGAGAATCTCCTCGCCCTTCACCAGCCCCACACCGGGAATGAGAACGAACGTCAGCTCAGGCTTCTTCTTGAATCGTCGCATGTGACTCCTTGTGAGCGGCTTCGGTCATTTGCCGAAACATGCCGCGAAGCTCCACCACCTCGTTCGCGAGGGCCTCCACCTTGGCAGCCGCGAGTTCGACCAGCACCAACCACTGCTGGCGTTCTTCGTCGAAGCGCATCTGCTGAGCTGCGAGCTGCTCATCGAGCGTCGCGCCGGGAGGCGGCGGGACCATCTTCAAGGGCTCGGGCCGAAACAAGACCACCGTCGCACCTATGGCTCCGATGGCTTCCAACTCATGCTCCACATCAGCCGCACGTCCCATGAATGCCTCCGTCCGAGTTTCCGCTTGTACCACTTCAGTCCGGGTACGACTTGCTGTTCCAGCGAACCTTCCGGGCGCGCTTGCCGCCGTTCTTCATCACGTAGTCGTCCACGTAGTCCTGAACCTCGGAAGAGCTGAGCTGCTTGCCTGACGCGCGAAGCTGAAGAAGGGCAGCCTTCGCCAGCTTCTGAACGGTCATTCCGTTGTTGTCCCCAACCAGATACGAGTCGTACACCTGACCGTCGATCGGATTCGGCGGGTACACATAGAAGCCCGAGCCGTCGTCGTGAATCTTGACGTGACCCGCGCCCTCGAACAGCGCGTGACGCTTCAGAACTCGAATCACGTTTTCCAGCACAGCGTTGGTCTTCGGGTTCACGGTATCCTCGGGGAAAGGGCTTCAAGCAGTTCGACCCGCCAACCAAAGCGGCTGACGGGTCGAGTGCTTTTCAGAGCTGTCAGCCCAGCCGGATTACAGGTTGGTGACCTTCATCTGGCCGTAGAACTCGGCGCGCAGAAGCTTCTTCGCGTAGCGAGTGCGCATTCCCTTCCGGAACGAGAAGTCGTTCGGGTCGAGGAACGTCGGGGTGACCTGAAGCGGGATGTACGGAGCCCACACGTACCCAGCGTCGAGGAAGCTGCTGCCCTTGAGGCCGATGAGCATCTGGTCGCGCGCGAAGAACGGGTCCTCGTACACGATCCACTTGTTCATCAGCGTCCCGACCTTGTAGATGCCGAACTGGCCGTGCTGGTTCAGCGGGC